ATAGTGTCTGCATAACCGTTGTCTGTGTAACGACTATCTAAATCAACTGTTACGTCACCATTTGTACGTGTTAGTGTTAGAACACCATTTGAAGTACTGAATGAAGCGCCAGTTAGATAGTTGTCTGAGTTAGCATCTGAAACTGTTACTGATTCTGATGTGCCGTCACCTTTAGTTAGTGTGATGGTATCATTAGAAACTGATAACGCCGATGCCGCCAACGCACGGGCTCCGCTTGTTGTTGCATAACGGTCATCTAAGTCAACTGTTACAGTTGAATTATCATTACGTGTTAGAGTTAAAACACCGTTGCTAGTATTCCAGCCTGCTGTTGTGATACGTGCTAAGTTGTCATTATCTAGTAGAACTGACATATCAACTGTAAACGTTGAAGAATCATCACGTGTAAATGTTGCAACGCCATTTGATGCCATTGAACCTGATGTGATTTTTGCCGCGTTAGTATCGTCTAGGTATGCTGATAGGTTAACTGTATCAGTTGAACCATCACCACGTGCTAATGTTAATGTGTTTGCAGAAAATGTTAAAACATTTGATGCTGTACCTAGTGCTTGTGAACTAGTTGTTGTTACAAAATTACCTGAGTCCTGTTTGGAATCAAGCGCAGTTTGTAAACCATCAACGTTACTGATAATATGTGCGTGTGAATCGTCCGCAACTGTTGCCGTTAATGTAACGCCTTGCGAACCATCAATACTTACTGACCCGCTTAAATCGCCGCCTAACGTAATAGTACGTGCAGTTTCCCATTTTGGTGCTGATGTGATATCAAAATCAAATTCGTTTGATGAATCATCATATGTTACTGTGATGCCTGATTCAGTGTTACCCGAAACCATACCACCGATTACATCCATTATAACTTCTTGTGCAACTGAACCAAGAGTTAGACCTGCTTGTACATCTAATGTACCTGCAACATCAACGTTACCGTCTGCTTCTAGTGTACCATCAACTTCAATATTGTTTTTGAATTTGACTTTACCGCTCATAGTTTTGGCGATTGTTGCACCACCATCACCTGAGTCTTTTGCCGCTAGAATTGATACGTTACGTTCTAGGTCTGCAATACGTCTAATTGATGATTTTGTACCTGAAAAGATAATATCATCTGATGACATATCTGGAGTACCAGTAATCTCTGTGATGTTACCTGTTGAGTCATATTTATAACGCTTACCACGTTGAATACCTGTATTCGTGGAACCGTTGTGTCTAAATTTACGTGCCATTTTTTTCTCCTTAAAAAAGTTATCTTAATATCGATAGACCCTCATGGTCTAATGTTCTAAAGAACGGAGTAGAGGGATGGTGCCCTCTACTCTTTGATTAAGAATATATTATTTTTCGTCCATATACATGATTTCTAATTCATCATCTTCTGCTACAACGCCTGAGGCGAATGTCACACCTGATGAAGTAATTGTTACTTCATTCGGTCTTAGAACCATTCTGTTGATGAATACTTGCACAAACGGTGCTACATCAATTTCAGAACCATACGCTACTGCGTTTGAACCGAAGTCAATTTTATCTGTACCGTTTAAAGTCGACCAAGTAATTGAATGTGTTGAACCAGTATTATCAGATTCATCATCTGCCGAAACTGAATAACCATGAGTATGTTTCATAGTTGTTGCTGTTGTGATATCAACTGTCAAGTCTGATAATGCACCTGTACGACCTACGGTCAAAGTACCACCCGAGAATGATAACGAGTCTACGTAGTTGTCAACTTCTGCTGGAGTTGTATATGATACAACACCATTATTGTATGACAAGTCGCCGCCTACTGAGATAGCCGCTTTCGCTAGTGTAGTTACTTCTGCATCTGTTCTTTCTGTGAAAGATACTACACCGTTTGAGTATGATAAATCACCACTTGCTGAGATAGCCGCTTTCGCTAGTGTAGTTACTTCTGCATCTGTTCTTTCTGTGAAAGATACTACACCTGAGTTGTATGACAAATCACCACTTACTGAGATTGCGCCTTGTGCCAGTGTGTTTGAGAAGTACTTGTTAGTTGAACCTTCAGTTACGTCATCTGTTGTACCAGATAGTTCTGATAATTGGTCTTTGCCTGCTACTGCTGTATTTACATATGACTCTGTTGCATATGAGTTAGTAGTTAGATAAGAACCTACACGTGTATCTGTGTAGTACTTGTTAGATGAATCTTCTGTCAAATTTGCTGTAGTCATTGATGACAAATCTAAGTTTGAACCAACTTGTAGAGCAATTCTGGCATCCGCTAATGCATTTGTGAAGTACTTGTTAGTAGTACCTACTGACAAATCGTCAGTAGAATGGTTAGCAATTGATGAAACTGTACCAGTTACATCACCAGTTAAGTCACCAGTAATTGTACCTGTTGTGTAGAAGTCTTCTGCACCTGTTGTCCAGCGGTCATTTGCTTCGTCCCATAAAAACTGAACATTCAAGTCATCACCACGCTCAACTTCAAGACCTGCTGATGCTGTGGCAGAACCAGTGGCATCTGAATTTAATAGTAGAATGTTGTCTGCTAAATCAATCTGTGTTGTATTGATTGAAGTTGTTGTACCGTTAACTGTTAAGTCACCAGTGATTGTAACGTCACTAGAAAACGCACCAGTTGTACCAGAAACAGCGTTACCGCCGCCTGTTACTGCGCTTGCCGCCGCAGAGTCAACATAGTTTTTGTTTGCCGCATCTGTACCAGAAACTGGAGTTGCCAGTTCTTTGATTAGATTTGAATTCATATCGATGTGGTCACCGATTTGTAAATCACCTGATACTGCGCCTAATTCACCAGTAAAGTTAATACCATTACCTGAAATGAATTTCAAAGTACCTGTGCCAGTTGTACTGACTTTTAGGTCTTCGTTTGCTTCTGTTGTAATGCTAATTGAACCTGAGTCATCTTCGATAACTTTTTTGCCATTAACATATAATGAGCCTGGACCAACGTAGATATCACGCCACATATGTGTCGTTGAACCTAAGTCGTATGTAATGTTCGCACTTGGTAGAATGTGACCTGTCATTGTCAAGTCACCAGTTACACCTACATCGTCACCAAACGTTGATGTTGACGTTACTGCTAATGTGCCACCGACTGATACATTTGATGTAAATGAACCTGTCGAACTTGTTGCCGCCGCACCTTCACGTGAAAGTGGGAAACCACCAGTTGTAGAACCGTCATGGACGACAAGTGTTTTCTTGTCAGTATCAACTGTAACCTCGCCCAGAAGGCCTGTAAAGGATGAGTGTTGAGTAGTTGTACCACGTCGGAACTGAATTGCATATGCTGCCATATTATTTCTCCCGTCTAAATTTTTTTAAAATCGATTTCAATCAGAGAAGGCGGGATTCGCTCTCTCTGATAGTATTTATCGTAAACGGAATATTTAAGATGTTTATACTTAATTCTATAATATTACAACTTCAACAGTTTTCTCGCCACCGGACAAGTCAGTAGTGATAGATTTAGCAAATACAGACACACCATAATCTACTTTACCAACACTTTTTGCAAAGCCAGGAGTATCTGATGTTACCATCAAGTCACCTTTATTAACTGGGCCGATTACTTTACATGGGACACGCCCACGCAATGCTACATAAGGATGTGTGTGTGAATTGCCTGCATCTGCATTTAGTTTCACCGCTGGGTCTGTTGAAATAACGCCTGCAATTGCAACATCTAATGCTTGAGTTGTGGTAGTAATCTCTGCTTCTCCACCGAACACAACTACTGTGCCTGGTTCATAAGGAGCATCTGTGGCATATCTTTCTGCCAAGTCGGCAAATGTTGCTTCAATTGAATGCCCGTATACATTAGCCCACTTTTTAGATGAACTACCTAAATCATACGTGTCATCTGTAGTCGGGACAATGTCGCCCGTCATAGTCAAATCACCTACCATTGTATCGTTAGTGTCACTTCTTAAAAACTGAGTACTATCTAATCCATCAAGCAATTGTGAATCAGTAGCAGTTGTTATTGTGCCTCCTGATATCTGATAGCCAACGTGTCTTACTTCTGCAACTTGACTTAACGGCAATGTCGATGTGAATGTAATAGTATTTGATGATACTGTGTAGTCTGTAGTTGGTGTTTGTGTTGCACCTGAAATAGTAACAATTAGTGCATTTGCGCTACCAGGTGTAGCACTTAATGTAAATGTAGTCGTTGAACCATCACCAGTGATAGTGTCTCTTACGATGGTTGGTAGATTTGTTAAGTTATTAAAATGTACATCTTCACCACCATCAGTTAAAAGATTTTGTCTTAGTACATCAACTCTTGCATCTGCTCTTGCTTGTGTATAATATAGATTTGCTGAGCCTTCTGATAGGTCGTCTGTATCAGCCGCCGCCATCTTAGTATCCCAACGTGCAGTTGTATAATAAAGATTTGTTGTACCTTCAGATAGGTCATCTGTATCTGATGCCGCTAAATCTGTATTGAATTGTGCTGTACTACGTGCCGACGTGAAATATAGATTATTAGTGCCTTCTGCTAAATCATCTGTATCGTGGTTTCCTAAACTTGCAATAGTATTTGGCGTTGTATATGAAAACACACCAGTTGTTGAGTTATATGCCAATGAGCCTGATGCACTCAAATGCGCTCTTACTTCACTAGCACTTGGGCCAGTATATGTAATTACACCAGTTGTTGAGTTATATAACAATGAACCATCACCGCCAGAATCTGTGATGCTTATCGCACCTCTTGACCTTGCATCTGTGTAATAAAGATTTGTTGTACCTTCTGATAAGTCATCTGAGTCTGATGCAGATAATGACCCGATATTGCTATATGTCAAACCATCATTTGTAAACTGCCATTTATCAATTGACTCATTAAATCTAATCCCAACAGTATTTTGAGTACCCCTACTAACTTCAATACCTGCATTTTCAGTTGGTGCACTAGATGAAGGCCAATCTGAATTTAATGTAATTATACTATCTGCAACTAATAAATCAGTAGTGCTTATATATGTGGTATTGCCCGAAACTGTTAAATCACCTGTAATAGTCGCATCACCTGAAATACTAATAGTAGAACTTGTGATATCATCTGATGTTAGTACCCCGTCTATCTGTACATTATTAAATTGCACATTATCTGTCGTACCGACAGATTGTCCTATAGAGAACTCACCACTGGTGTAAGTAACACCAGTACCCGCTGATAAATGCGCTCTTACTTCACTAGCACTTGGGCCAGTATATGTAATTACACCCGTAGTATTATTATATGCTAAAGAACCATCACCACTCACATCTACTACAGATATAGATTCTCTTGCTCTTGTATCTGTATAAAACTTGTTTGTGCCTTCTGCCAAATCGTCAGTATCTAAAACAACTGACCCTGTTTTTGTATTAACACTCACAACAGGTGATGCGGTTGCCGAGAAACTAATAACACCAGTTGATGAATTATATGCTAAGTCGCCGCTTGCCGAGATAGACTGTCTTGCTCTTGTAGTTGTATGATATAGATTATTTGTACCTTCTGCTAGGTCATCTGTAGTACTTGAAGTGAGTCCTTGTGTAGAAATAACACCAGTTGATGAATTATATGTTAAGTCACCTGAAACTGAAATTGCTAAACGGGCTCTTGTATCTGTATAATATAGATTTGTATTTTCTGTTACTGCGGATGTATCTAATGTTTGAAATGATTTATCACCTCTATAATATTGAGATGTCGTACCGGCAGTTATAGTTGGTTCTTTTCCTGCTAAACTATTAGTTATTGTTGTACTAAAATTTTCATCGTCACCTAGCGCCGCGGCCAATTCGTTTAACGTGTCTAATGTTGCTGGTGCTGAATCTACTAGTGTGTCTATTTTAAGTTGCGCTCTGGCGTCTGCTCTTGCATCTGTATAATACAAGTTCGAAGAACCTTCTGCTATATCGTCGGTATCCAATACAACTGCGCCTGTTAAACTGTTAACACTCGTTACTGCGCCTGAGGCGTTCAGTGACAATTTATTATTAGTATCATCATATACTACGGATATGTTTGTATGAGTACCTGCTAATATCATCGCCGCAGAAGCATCTTGTATTACTTCTGTTGATGTGTTATCTATGAAGACTAGGTTACCTGAACCATCGATAGACAAAACTTGACCATTTGAGCCTGCGGTCACATCAAGTTTTGAAACATTGACGGCTCTATCGCCTAGCACATAATCCGTAATTTTTGTAATTGCCATTTTATTTTTCCTATAATTTTAATACACACTCGACTAGTTTTTCAGCCTGGGTGTCGTTTGTCTCTAAGGATACTCCCACGATATGATGATTTGTACCCGTTACAGAAACGCCATGCGTTGATGCTATACCGTTTGCATCGGCGTATACTGCTTCTCCTTTTTTTACTTTACCTCTAACTCTTACAGGAACCCTTCCTTTCAACGCAAGGGCCTGACCATCTATTGTTTCATTCATTAAGAATGCTGGTTTATCAGAAACAACACCAATTGGAATATCTCCCGAATTTGCTGGTTCTGTCTCAAATCCATCATCTATTAAACTAACTTCATAACTAACTGACATAACTGTACCTGTAGGATGGTCGAATTCTACTGTATACTTTTCCGCCAAGTCAGCATATTGTGCCTGTGTTGCAGTTAGTGTTGCCGTACCTGCGGCAAAATCACCATTTGCATCTCTATATACTATAGTATTTGCAGTATTGGCTTCTGTTGCATTTGATGTAACCGTAAATGTCCCACCTTCACTACTTACGCTTCCACTAATACCGTTACCACTCGTAGCGCCTTCACCAACATAGTTTCCAGTTGTATCTGTGCCAAGAGCAACACTATTCGTTCCTATTGTCGCAGTCAATGTAACATTTGTGCTACCATCTATCGAAACACTACCCGACAAGTCTCCACCTAATGTAATAGTTCTTGCTGTAGACCACTTAGACGATGTTGATGCGTTTCCAGTTAAGTCACCTTCGAATGTTGATGCTACAAATGTATCCGAACCGACTGTCCATTTGTCTGATGTTTCATTCCATAGTAGTGTCTTATTTGTTGACGTTCCTCGCTTGATTTCAATACCACCGTTCTGTGACGGAGCGCCTGTTTCATCGCTGTTTAGTAGAATAATATTATCGCCGATATTTACAGTGTTAGAATTAACTGTAGTGGTTGTGCCACTAACAGTCAAGTTGCCGTTAACAGTCATACCATTAACTGTAATATCATTTGTAGTAGTATTACCTTGTGAAGTAACACTATCTAAATCTTGTTGCCCGCCCGCAGTTAAGGCATATCTTCCGTCTAAGTCAACTGTTAAATCGCCTAGTCCGTTTCTACCTACAGTTAGAATACCATCTGATGTATTAAATGCCAATGAATCTGCATAGTTATTTGTTGCCGATGTTAAGTAACCTTGTGTTGCATGATTACCCCATCCAAATGCTGTGTCCCAGTTTGAAATCTTTGTATTTGTAACATTTGCCGCCGCATGTGCAGAAAATACTGGGTCTGTTTCTGCTGTTAAGTAATTTGAATCATTTGTAAAATGTGATATATTAGTTGGACCAGAGTATGACACATTAAGTGTGCCACCAGCGCCTAGTGTTAATGTACCGCCACCAGAAATATCACCTGACGTAGTAATTTGTATTGTTGTGTTACCTTGAACAACTTCACCTGAACTAGTTCCAAAGATACTAGTATCTAAATGGTTTACTTTAACTACATCATCGCCCAAAGCGAAACTATTAATCTTTGTTGTCATTACATCATACTCACAAATATCTCTATCATTCCTGCTTCGAATGTAGTTTTATCTTCCATTGCTTTACCGATAACTGAACCAGTAACTGGTTGACCATAAACCGCAGTAGCATGTCCTTCTAGTTGGGAAGTAGTAAGTAAGTCTCCTTTCTTACATTGACCGATTACTTTACACGGTACTCTTCCTTTTAATGCGATTGCTGGGTGTGTCTGTGAATTTCCCACTTCTGCGTTCATTAAATATGCAGGTGCTGTCGAAACTACACCGACCACTCTACTATCATTATATTCTGTAGTTGACGTGATTTCTGCCTCGCCGCCGAATACTAAAACAGTACCTACATCATATGGGGCATCTGCGGCATAGCGTTCTGCCAAGTCGGCAAATGTTGCTTCTACTTGATGTCCGTATATTGCTCTCCACTTATTTGATGATGTACCTAAATCTTGTGTATTATCTGTAGTAACAAAAATACTACCAGTTGTCGTGTTATCTGCGTCATTTACCATATGATTTGTTGGTATTGCAGAAGACGTTATATAACCTGCATCATTTGTGAATGTACTAACTGCTGTTGGGTTAGTGTAAAAACTTGGAAGTTGTCCACCTAAAGTATCTGCATTTGTGATACTTGTACTAACACTATTTGTTGCTAGTTTCAAAACATACATAACCGAATTTAACGCTAACGGTGATGTTAATGTTAGTGTAGTTCCGGTTGTAACTGAATACGCAACTGAAGGTACCTGAAATACTCCGTCAATGAAAACTTCTATATGCCAATCTTGTGAAACATTAAATGGCAAAGTATAAACACTAACAGAACCAGTACCAGTTGCGCTAAATTTCTCTAAGATGTTAAGTTTAACTGATGTGTCTACTACAAGATGGTCACCGTCAAGTGTGACTGCCAAATCGCCATTTGGGCCTGCTTTTACTGTCCTAAATTTTGCTTGTGTAGTATCTGTTGTATCTAAAACTGCAACTCCTGTTCCAGCATTTATTGGGTCAAAGTCTAATGTGTATGTGTTTGCAGAATCATTATATGTTGCTGTTAGACCGTATGATGCATCAAAGAAATTATCAATTCTATCATCAACTCTCTCATCTGTATAATATAAGTTTGTGCCTTCTGCCAAATCTGTAGTTGTATAATTTGTAAGAACGTTAGTGATTGCGGTTCCGTCACCAGTTATAGTAGTAAAAGTTCCTACGGCAGAAGTAGTTGCTCCTATTACTGTACCATCAATAGTTCCACCATTTATATCTATATTTGAAAAAGTAGATGTACCAGTAGATGTAATATTACCAGTTATATCTCCGACAAACACAGCACTCACTGTTCCAGAAGTTGTTAAGTCTTTATCATATAAAGTCCACTTATCAACATCTTCTTTCCATGAGAACTTAACGTTATCATCTGTGCCTCTATTAACTTCAATACCAACATCTTCTGATGCTGTTCCTGTATGGTTGCCATTGAGCAAGATATGTGCGTCTGCTAATGTAATTTCTTCTGTATTGACGGTTGTTGTGGTGCCGTCTACTGTTAGATTACCCTTAATTACTAAAGTGCCGTTTCTCGACTCGATAATAGCATCACTGACTCCATTGTCAAGTAATACTTTCTCGCCTTTAAGGAATAATCTGTCACCGAATTTAATCTGTTCTGCCATGTTATTCTTCCAATTACTAAGTTTGCTTAGATTTTATTGTGTACTATAGTCTATTTATCTGTTTAACAGGAATAGTAGAGGTTAAAAAACCCGACATAAATGCCGGGTTTTTATTATCAAAAATAATTATAAAATTATGTGAATGATAGTGTACCGTTTGGAATAGCAATTTTTGAAACGTAGTCCGCCGCATTACCTAGTGATGATGCAGTGTTTGTTAGTTCAACATAACCATAACGAGTCATGAATGAAACTACTGGTTCAAATGATGCTGGGTCAACCACAACGCCTGAAGACATTAGTGGAACGTATGGGCAATAGAATGCCGCCGCGTCAATCTCGCCTTGACCTTTATAACCTAATAGTACTGGAGCATCGTCACCAGCATATGTGTTGACGTAAATTCTCATTGTACCGTTAAGTGTACCTACAAACTTAGTATTAGTTGGTGCTTCAAAAGTACCTTCAGTTGTACGTGCAAATGCTGATGTAGTTGCAGATTGTAGAACTGTTAGTGCCGCTGGAGAAACAACTGCCCAGTTTGCCGCGCCTCTACGAGTACGTTGCGCAACTAGGTTTGCTTGTTGGTTGATTAGTGTTGCTAGTACGGCATGCTTGTCACCTACGAATGTTGGTGTACCAGTGAATGAACCTGACATGTCGAATGAAGCGCCTTGAGTCGCTAGATTTTCTAGTGAGCCTAGTACTTCTTGGTCGATTTCAGCAGTGATTTCCATTGCTAGAGCCGCCATGATTTCCGCTTCGATATCTAGGCCGTGCATTGAATTAGCATCTTGTGCCGCTTCGAATGTCCAACGTGCTGATAACTTACGAGTTTTCGCTTCAACTGTTTGCTTAAGAACTTGAATAGACATTCTGTTGCCTGCTTCACCTTCTAATGATGCTGTTGAATCCGCTGTACCGCCGGCTGCACCTGAGTATGCTTTCGCAATATCAAATGGGCTTAGTGCTTCTGCACCTGCTGTTGCGCCGTTGGCTGAGTCTGCATAACGCACACGTAGTGTGTGAATTTGACCTACTGGGCCAGTCATTGGTTGAACACCGATGATTTCGTTAGCAATAACAGTAGGCATAACACGTCTAATTACTGGAAGAATCACTTTGTTTAATGTAGCGATATTACCAGCCTGTGATGCACCTGCTGTCGCACTTTCGTTAAGTGCTACTTTTGTGTTTTCTAAAACTGATGACATTACGTCACGCTTGTTACCTTCTAGACCTTCTAAAAGTGTTTCACGTGTTGTGTCCCAGTTATTTCCTTCAAAAAGATTTTCCATCTTTTTATCTCCTGTATCTGGTTAATTAATTCAATCCGGCTAATTTCTTTAACTGGATTATATTGGCATCGCCACTCTGACTCTCGGACGTTGAAGTTGCTTCAACTTCGCGGTTACCAGTGTGTTCAGTCACTTTGCCTTCTGTTAACGTTTGTGTTTCTTCTTTCGTTGAAACGGTTTCATTTAAAACTGCTGGTAGATATTTTTTAAATGCAGTTTTAAGGTTTGAAGTTTTTACTGATTCCAGCAAGTCCACCATTACATCACGCTTTTCTTTGCCTAGTGGTGCTAAAAGACCTTCTAGTACGTCCTTACGGTTCATACGGTCTTGTAGTACACGCTCTGCCTTTTGAGCATTAGTAATAGTTTCTTCCTTCTCTGTAATCACTGCTTCTAGTTCTGCAACTTTCTGAGCAGACTCGTCTAACTTTTTGTTCATTTTCGCTACTTCAGTGCCTTCATTTATTTGTGAAGACATGAATTCGCCTGCAAATGTTTCAAAAATCTTACGACCAAATTCGTTTTCTTTAGCCGCTTGAATGTCCTCTTTAAGAACAGCCAGTTCTGAACGTAGTGCTTTATCAATTGTTGATTCAACTAATTCAGCAGAACGTTTGATAAAGGCTTCTTTAGTTTTCTTAAGAAGTTCTTTACCTTCTGCTACCATACGTACTTTAGTTTCTACTAAATCACGTTTGTCATCATGGAATTCTGCAAGTTCACGTGAAAGTTGTTTAACAACGAATGCTTTAGTTTTTTCTAAATTTTCGCTAACTTTCGCACGGTCGTCACGTAGTTCCTTAACTTCGGTTGCTAACTGAGAAGTAATGAATTTTTCAAGGAGTTTTGCATGTTCAGAAATTGCTTTCTTATATGCAACACGTTCTGCAATCAAGTCTTCGCGGTCTTTTTTAAACTCTTCCATTTCAGTAGTTATTGTTGAAGTAAGCATTGTATCCATTGCTTCAACGATTACTGATTTGTCGTGTTCAAACTTTTGAGCGAATTCCTCACGCAGTTCGGCTGTAATCTCCTCTCTTGCTTCATTTATTTGTGCTTCCCAAGCCTCAGATATTTGAGTACTAGCATTTTCGTCTAGTATACCTGACTCAAGAAGACCAGCAAGGATTTCGTTTTGTGCCATTGTTGGTTCTCCTATTAAAGTTTGAGTTCTCTAATGAACTTAACTATTTCGTTTGATAAGAATTTTTGAGCATTCTTATCTTGTTGAACATCTTGTGCTAATTGCCATGTTTGGAAACCACCACGCATGTTCATTAATCCTTCGTAAATCGCCTTTGGATATGCGTCCGGGGCGCTTGGTTGCGCCACGATGTCAACTGTGACAATCTCAAAATTACTCACGTTACCACTGTTGTCAACTTCACCAGAACCACGAGATGAGACACCTAATGTAGCGCCTGATTCGATTAGTGTTCTAATGATGTTACCCATGGGTGTAGGAACAACTTTAAGTTTACCAAAGCCGTTTGGACCATCCATCCACATATTCTCAATAATATGTGAAACACGGTCAACGTTGACTGTCAATTCTGGTGGGTGGTCGCATTCGCCAAGCACTGGGTAACCTTCAGCAATTTTATGCTGAACTTTCTCCACTGCATTCGCTATCTCTTTCACCGGGTATACTCTTTGGTTAGCATTTTTAACGCCGCCTTGGACGAAAATGCCTTCCATGAACATACTCTTTTCACCATTCTCACTCTCAACGATACGTGCTTGTACATTCGCTTGATTGTGTGATAATCTTTCAATAAGAACGGTCATTGGTTACTCCTAAGGTTTATAGTCTTATGATGTAATTGCTTTTTTATTTACACCATCATCACCAGGTTTTGCTGTTTGTGTTGACATCTTAGGTGCTTTATTACCTGATGTGTTCACATTACCTGTTGACATATCTTTTGGTGCATCACCTTTGCCGCCTGATGTGTTACCATCGTTTTGGCCTACTGGTTTTGCGTTTGAATCGTCACCTGGTCTCTTTGGGTTTGCATTAACAGTTGTTTTTGCTGATGCATCACCGTTGTCACCAGTTGAAGCAGTTACTGGAGTTACATACTCGTCTAACTGTTCGTCTTCTTCTGACTCTTCTAAATCGGTTTCTGTTTCGTCACTTTCTTCTAGGTCTTCTTCCACTTCTTCTGCTTCTTCAAGGTCTAGTTCTAGTGATTCTTCCATTTCAGCGTCGGCTTCTTCGCCTTCGTCTTCCATGTCGTCTTCTTCACCTGACATAATTTTTTCAAATTCTGCTTCTAAATCAGCAAGTGCTGATTCTAAATCATCTACACGGTCTTCCATGTCGCCTTCTGGAGCATCGTCACCCATTTCTAGGTCATCAACTGCTTCATCGTCTTCCATGTCGTCTTCGTCATAAATTTCTTCGTTTTCAATCTCATCTGCATCTGCCTCAATTTCATCGGATTCTGATTCTAAATCAAAACCTTCTTCAACTTCTTCTGATGCTTCTTCGATTTCCTCAAGTTCTTCTTCTACAACGTTATCGCTTTCGTTTAGAGAAGCCTCATGGATTTGTCGTGCTTGTTCAACAACAAAGTCATGTAGCAATTCTTCTGCTTTGCCATTTTCTTCGTTGATTAACAATTCTAGCACTTGTTCTAGTGTACTTCTTGACATTATAAGTCTCCTTAAAATCTATTCTGGTCTAGCCACTTAAGATTGCGGCAAGGTTATAGAAACGTTTTACTTTGTTTCAAAAGTATTTATAGGGATAATGTGTGTATATAAGGGAAATATCAAAAAACGGCTGTTTTTTGACGCTTTTGTTTGGTTCAAAAGATATTTAGTGATTTTTGTATGTCATAAACATACTACTTAATTAAAGTTCTACGGCTCCAGAATCGTCTCCGCCACTTGCACCATATTGTTGTTTTACTTGTACTGCTTCAATACCTTTTTGATATTTCCTGTATTCTCTAATTTTTCTTAACTTAGAGAGGTGTTCAAGTGTTAGGCGAATCTTACGAGTATCGTCTAAATTAGTATTTGTAAACTCATCGTCTTCGGGTGAGTAGTTTTCTTTTAAATCAGTATATCTCATACTACTATTTATACTTCTTCGTCCGTTTCGGCGTTTTCCGCACCTGATATTGGAGAACCGTCTTCAATATCGCCTTCTGCATCATCTAAATCGAAGTCATCACCGCCCATGTCCATATCAGGACCAGGACTTGCGCCTACACCTTTCAACCCATCAGGGTTTTGTGCTAGAGGGTCTTCAACATCATGTTCTTCTTTCCATAACATTTCATTCTCTAATACTTCTTCATCTGACAATCCTAAGAAACGTTTCAATGCAAAACGCTTACTAATGTAATCTGCGCCTTCAATACCAGTGAATACGTTCATTGCAACTTGGTCTACTTCTGCTTGACGGAACTTACCGAAGTTCTGAACTACATTGAACTTCAAGTCAAACGTACTACTTTCAATCATAACACCACGATGTTTTATAAACATCTTAAATTCACGGTCAATTTCTTCAATAATAAGTTGCTGTAATCTTTCACAGAATTTAGTAAATCTAAACTCTTGTATCATTGCAGTACCTGTTCTACCATCATTAAACGCAGAACCACCAGTATCAATACCACCTAAATAACTAGGTGGGACACGCAATCCTCGTAATAGTTTGTCGTTAAAATATTTTAAGTCATCAATTTGACCTAAGTTTTCACCACCAGGTAATGTTTCAACCTTAGAGCCACGACCTTCAGCCGTTTGTGCAAAGAAATAATCTTCCATTATTGATAGTGGATTATATGCACTATCTGTAACATTTTGTCCACCACCTGTTTTAGATGGAATACGTCTTTGATGAATATCACTCTTAATGCGTTCTAAGTGCTGGCGTGCTTTATGAGTTGGCATATCACCAACATCAATATAAAATACTCTACGTTCTGGTGCACGTTGTACACGATAGATAATAATACTATCTTCTAATAATTCTTTTTGTTTGTATACTTTAAATACTGGTTCAAGTATACTTGTGCCGAATGGCCAATAACTGTCGATACCTTCACTTAATGAGATATGAACTACGTGTTTTGCGTCAACTGGAGTTGATGTCTCATCTGTTGCAAAACGTGAACCACCCGCTGTCCCACCAGTATACCCTTGAGTAGTACTAGCATTATGTGTTGGGATTCCCATTGCACCAGCGCCGGTCTGTGCTAATTTAGTACTGTCAGCCGTAATATTCAAACTCTGTAAGTTGAGGTCTAAATCTTTAATATAATATGCTTCTACTTTCTTACCTTTGCCTTCGTTGACAACGACCTTATCAATTTTAACTGGGTTAACCCAATATAATTTATATGTTTCTGGGTCACGAATAAAGATTTGGTCACCATATTTAATTGTGTTTCTAAATATTCTAAACACACGCTTACTCATTTCATTCATATTTGACCACTGTCTTAGTGATTTTTGAATGATTTCATTTTCAGTAAATGATGGGTCTTCGTTAAACTCGACTTGGAATGCTAGTTTCGATGTTTCATTGAATAGCGTAGAGAATTCAGCAATAGTATCTAAAGCCGCATTTACTTCTGAGTCCATATCCATCTGGTCATATTGACCATAACGCTGTACTCTGTTCGGTTGCCCTTGATAAACTTCAGGTAGCCAACTACTATACTTCTTACTAGAAGCATCACCACCACCAGAGGTAGATGATTTAGAACGCTCAGGCATCCCGTCATAAGTTTTAAAATATTTTTTCCAAGTCATAATTATTTCCCGATTTCTCTATATTAACATATTTATATCGTATATGTCAACCTTTATTTTGTTTATTGTCTCAATTCCGTTAGAAGGTCATTAATAGATGATATTAATTGATTATATTCATTGTTATTTTGCATTTCTATTTGTCTTTCATCCGAACCTATTGGCGAAGCATTCATTCTTGTTTCTGCATTTGCTTGATTTTGTTTTAATAGGTCAATGAGTTGTGTTAATTGTTCTTCAGACGTAACATTAGAATTGCGCAATTGTTCTGCTAATGTATTAAACACTGCTTCATGTGTTTGTGGTGCATCTACTTTAGCACTCAACTCAACTGCCGCATTTTGTACATCTACTATAGATTGTACATTAGTTCTATCAGAAGGTGTTTCATTTCCATTTAGATTATTCTGTATATCTTGTAATTTCATCGCATCTTCTAACCCGTCATATCGGTCAGAATTAATTCCTAGGTCTATAAGTGAAAGACCAAATTCAGTTGCAACTCTAGTCAATACGGTTAGGGCAGTTCCTACGTTATTAACAATGTCAGTTATTCCTGATATATTTTTAAATGATTTACGTGCTTGTTCTATTAATTCTGCTTGTGTCGTATTCAATATTTGCATATTTCCTACAAAGTCGCCCATACTTTCGTTTACAACATCTTCTGATGCAATGATAGCCTGTCTATCTAACTCTGTCTTAACAAGACCAGTTCTACCTGCTTCATCTAACTGTGGCATTCCTTTTGCCGCATCTTCGATATTTTGTGCTTGTTGCATTAGCGCACCGACTAATGATGCTAATTGTGGGTCATCCACAAGTTGTTCTCGTACACCCGCTTGTGACGCCAAATCTCTAACACGCTCTGCCATATCCCCCATATTGTTAGATAAGAACCCTTGAAAATCTCCACCTTCTTCAACTACACGTGCCATCTGTTCAATAAATGGTAACATTTCTTGACCTAATGCAGTACCTTGTAATCCTTGAAACTGTTCTGTTCTTAAGAATGTTCCTTGGTCACCTGCTGTCAATCTGGCAGAAAGTGCTTCCATCAAAGGTCCACCTTGCGAACCGAAAGACCTTAGTGCATTTTCAATCGTTGCGGCTTGGTCTTGATTCATAGTTGCTAATAAACCAGTATCTGATGTATCCAACGTTTTCATCATCATTTCTGCGGCCTCTTCAACTGAAACTTTTAATACGTTTGCTGTGCTAACTACATTATTCATAAAGTCATCCATACCAGAACGCAGTTGTTGGTCAGAACGACCGTTCAATTGACCTGCAATTCTTAATGACTCTAAATACATGCCTGTCATATTTGCAACTTGGCCAAACTCTATACCTAGTTTCGCCATCATCCCGTCATCACCTGTTGCTATAGAGTCTGCAAACTGCAACGCACTCTGCACCCCAGTTACACCTACTGCTTGTGAAAATCTTTTTGTGAATTCTGCGGCTTCACCAAAAGTAAAGTTAGCATCTGTAATTGTTTCTGACATATTCAATAATCCAGCAGAAGCAGAATCTAGCCCTGCCAACAATCCAGATTGTCGCATTTCTTGTGCCATATCAAATCTGTCCATAAAACCTTGCCTAAATGCAGATTCAATTCCTGCTGATGCTACTGCTGATGCAGATGCTACTGCTTTGAATCCCTTACCTAGGTTTTTTAACTTGTCCATAGACTCTTGTGTCTGTAAGTCTTCGTCTGTGAAACCGCCACGTATCTGTCGTTCTGCTTGTTTCTTCTTAGTTTCATCTAGTAGTTGTTTTTCTAAATTATTTTGTTTAGTTTGTAAATTAACTAGACGCTCAAAGAACGAATTTGTTTTTCTATCTTGGGCTGCCTCTTGTTGTGACGACCTCTGTTCTTGTTTTGTACCTTCATCAATCTTACCTTTTACTTGTTTTAGTTCGTTGACTGCTTTGGTAAGTTCTGATACCGAAATCTGTTCATTATTAGATATTGCTTTAAGAAATTTAAGCATGTTTGTAGAGCCCACATTGGCTAACGTAAGTGCTGATGCTATCTGTTTTTGTGTGGCTTCGAGCGCCCAGTCTGGTAAATTGGGGTCATAACCAGAAATATATACATCTTGTGTGTCTGCCATGTTGTTCTCTCTCAAAAAAAAGGTTGACTTCTGTAACTTCGTAGTTTATAATAGAGTAAATACTAGTGGTGAATAAGTATATACTTAATTATTTACTATCATAGTGTATTTATCAAAGGAAGAAATATATGAGCAAAAACTTATTATCAAAATATTTCCGTAAACCACAGTTGTATGTGCAAATACCAACTGGTGGGAAGTTTAACCCGGAAATAGATAAAACGATATTAGATGAAATCGGTATTTTGCCCATGACGGCAGTGGATGAGATTTCATTAGAGAACCCAGATGCATTACTAAATGGTGAGGCTTTAATCAATCTTATTCAAAGTTGTGTTCCATCTATCGAAGACGCAAGACAATTGTGTAACATTGATGTGGAAGCGTTGTTTCTTGCTATCAAATATGCAACATACGGAAAAGATATTACACATACTCACACTTGTTCAGAGTGTAAAGCGCAGGGAGATTATAATATAGATATCAACTATCTATTAGATAAATTCCCTGATATCTCAGAAGTTGAACCGATTGAATTCGATGATTTAAAAATTCACGTTCAACCAGCAAAAATTGAAAGCATAACACGTTTAGCATTAATGGAAGTTGAACAAAGACGAATACTTGAAAGTGTTCGTAAATCAGTAAATGAAGAAGAAGACGAACTAACTTTAGCCAAGACTTTTTCAGACGGCTTTAGAAAAGTTGCAATTCAGAATATTGATTTAGTTACAACGTCTATTGCTAGAATAGAAACACCAGAAGGTGATGTGGTTGATGAAGAAGAAATTAGACAATTTCTAAATGATATCCCTGCACCTATTGTAAAGACAATTCAAAGTAAAGTAAAAGAGTTAAGCAAAAAGCCTGACGATTTATCAAAGTTTGAATTTACATGTGCTGATTGTGGACATAAAGACGAAATAACGCTTGAGATTAATCCTGTAAATTTTTCTTAGGCTGGTTGGTTAACGCCAGCCCAGAAGAAATTGCAGAAAAACAAGAAAAATATCAAAAAAGACTTGACAAACTACATAAGAATATGTTAAAGTTAAGTTGGTATATGAGAGGTGGGGTTAGCATTAGTGAAATACACGAAATGCCCGCAGGTCACATAGACTATCTAAACGAAATTGTCAATGAGAATTTCGAAATGAGCAAACAGGCTGGGACGCCTATAATCTAACAATACTAATATAAAACTAATATAAAACTAATACATCTTTTTATAACTAATATGGCTCAACAATGGGGACTAATATGAAAACTAATATAATCGATATAGTGGGACTGTTGAGCGGGTTGCCGTTCCGGGATTGAGGGCGTATATTCTACATACGTTCAGACTAGTAGGGATGAACTCCTACATTCTTCTCGTAAACCACAAAAGACTGTTTATAATATAAAACATCCATATCTCTAAAGGATATTAGGATGACCAGAGAATACCGTACATTTGTACAAACCGAACTAGGCAATCTAGTTGCATTATTCAAGTTGAACTGTGTGAGTTGAATAGTGTGCCGTTGGGTCGAAAGACGCAATACTAAGTGATGAGGGAATCGCCAACCGACCTCGCCTTTGCTGGAGGCTAACTTAGACACAGAGGCTGATGAGCAAGGAACAAGTTTCCGCCATTTTTTTATTGTCCTGGCAACAGGGCAATTATGGCTTCTAAACGGAACAAGTATAAAAGATAATATTATAATACCATAATAATAGAATATATAAGTATATTATAGATATAAAAGAAATACCGAATAAATTGATTGAGCGAAAGCGAATGAAATTTATGAAGGAATTAGGTCTTTAGACCTTTTAGAATAAAACAAATGGAATACTATGAGCGATTGGAAATATAACGGAGAAGTGGTAAATGAATTACCCGAAGATGTTGAGGGATTTGTGTATTTAATTACGAATCTTGAAAACAACCGAAAGTATGTGGGTAAGAAGTTAGCAAGATTTAAAACAACGAAACCACCTCTTAAAGGAAGAAAAAACAAAAGACGTGGGTTTAAAGAGAGTGATTGGCGAGACTATTGGGGTTCTTCTGAACATTTAATTGCTGATGTAAAAAAATTAGGTCCCAACAAGTTTATGCGTGAAATTCTACACTACTGTCCGAGTCGTGGTGCTTTGAGTTATGTCGAAGCAAAAGAACAGTTTGACCGACGAGTGTTAGAAACCGATGAATATTACAACGGGATTATTAATGTTAGAGTAGGAAGTTCTAAAATATTAACTGAATACTTAGAAAGCATTAGTAAAAAATTATGATTCTATTTCCTGGCACTGTACGTTAAATCCTGCTATAGACTTAACTGGTTTATTCTCTAATTGATATGTAAAGTATTCTTCCGCTGCCGCTTTTTTACGTTCACAAATCTCCATAGTTGTAACCTCTTTTGGTGGGAACTGTGGCATAATTTGTTCTGAACCACTAATGAGAACGAAAGTAATGATTAAGTATATCTTCATACATGTATTTATGGTATACATGCCAAAAGCAAACAACGATGTTATCTAACTAATACCAACGTATGACACCAATTAAATCTATGGGAACATAGATAGCACTACTCATAATTATGCCAGGATACTTATTGATGTATGCAAAAATGCCCATCATACTATCTTTGATTACAAACAACACCATTGCCCAAAATACCCATTCGTCTCCTAGATTTAAGGAGACAATGGCGGCCGCGGTGCAACCAGTTATCATTTGGAACCATTCTAGGAATTTACTTAAGTTCATTCTTTACTTTAGGTCGAGGTCGTCTAAATTTGTAACTAATCTTACCTTGGTCAGTTACTTCACCGGTTTCACAGACAGTAATCTTGCCTCCCTTTTTCTTAAAGTCTTCTGCTAGTTTACGAACTCTTTCGATTTCTTCCATTCGTTCTGTTGATAGTTGATTTGCCACTGTGATTTCCTTTCGTTGCTTGATAGTATTTATGTATAAAAAAAGCCCAGTTACTAGAACCGGGCTTTTAGTTTTTTGTTCTCTGTGTTGAGAAACTAATCTTAGACGCCTCGTTGAGAGAGGTTGAGAGGAGACACTTAGCGTCTTTGATTATGTATTAATTATAACACAAAAGTATTACAATTGTCAACACCTTTTTGAACATTTTTTACATATTATTTTTCTTTTCTTGGATTTCTTTACGTCTTTCTTTCGTAAGTTTTCCAATTTCACCTAAAGCCTTTCTTGCTCTAGCGGCCGCAGCCTTTACACCCTTTGTTTCCCACGCTTCGTGTTCGCTTAGGTATGCTTCGTATTGTTCTACAATTTGTTCGTGTATGCTCATTGGTTTTCACCTCCTTTAAATAATTGTGTCCAACTCGATTCCAGGGTCAACTGGTTCATCTTCTTGTGAGAAGTTAGTAAACCCATTCTCTTTAACTACGTTAAGAACATTTGATACACGTCCTTGTAGTTCTTCTCGGTGTGAAACTAAGAATATGCTACGATTTCTTTCACGTACCATCTTCTTAAGAACTGCTAATGCGGCTTCCACACCATTAGTATCTAAACCACTGTCAATCAATTCGTCTACAAATAACACATTAATTGTACTATACAATGATTCAAATATATCTCTAAAACTCCAACTTAAACCTAAGATAAGTCTATTGCGTTCACCACGTGATAAATTATCAAAGTCTAAATCTCTACCAAGTTCTGTTATTTCTACTGTTAAGTCACTTAAGAATTTAACATCATGTGGTAATCCTAACTTCTCTAAGTAGAAATCTAAACGTGAATTTAGATAGTTTAAGTTTTGGTCAATAATCTTTTTACGAATAAAACTGTCTTTATTCGTTAATAGTTTGATTAGAAACTCCTGATGTTCACGTAATGAAATCAGTGTATTCATGTGTGAGTAATCTAATTCTTCTAAATGACCATTACGCATATCTTCGATTTGTTCTGCATAAGGGTCTTCTGTATTCTTAATCTTTTCTATCTGTTCCTCTAAACTTTTTACGGAATTTTGATGCTCGTATGCATCTGTAAGATTTTGATAGAACGTTGCAGGTTTATCACCAAGTTCACCAATTTCATTTACTACTTCTAAGTGTTCTGCTAATTGAGAACTGTTGCTTAAGATTTGCATTGATGCTTCTCTCATAGTTTCTTGCTTAGATGTAAGAATTTTTTCTTGTTTACCATCGTGTAATTCTTGTCCACACGCATGACATTTATGGTCTTCAAGTAATTTAATTTCATTTTTTAATTTTGAAATTAGACTTTCTTGTTTCTCATCATCTGCTTCGATACTTGTAATCCAACGTTTTGCTTCGGTTAATTTAGTAGATTGTTCGTTGTATGTAATTAATGCTTGGTGATTTGCAATTTCTGTTTGAATGTCTACATGCGATAACGCATCAAGACCTGTTTCAAGTTCAGAAAGTTCAGTGTCATGTTTTTCATTCCAGATACGTTGTCTGCGTTCAATATCTTTAATAGATTTTAGAATACGAGAGTTTGCATCTTCTACAGACTTAAGATTGTATTCTTCATCTTTGATTTGGTCTTTAGTTGTTTTGATTGCTTCTTTAAGTTTTTCTGCTTTCTTAGAAAGTTCAGTGATACCAAGAAGTTCTTCAATTAATTCACGTTGGTCTGCGGCACGTAATGATAAGAACGGTTCTGTGTATGTGTTTAGAGCCACAACATGTTTAAACATTGCATGTGAGATACCAATAATATCTACAAGTTCAGTTTGTGTTTGACGCATTTCGCCTTGAGCGGCATCATGTGAATCATTTAAGTCAATCCCGTCTTTGATGAATCTAAAGACATTAGGTCTACGACCACGTTCAATTCGGTATTGACTTCCATTGTATTCGAAATCAATAGTGACAAGCATTCCTTTGCCATTTGTTTTATTAATTAAGTTATCTTTACGAATATTAGTAAGAGCATTGCCGTATAATCCATATGACAATGCATTAATTAGTGTAGTCTTACCTGTACCATTACGAGAACCATCTCCACCTAAATCTAAGTTATTACCTAGCACAAGTGTTAGATTATCTTGTTCTAATGTTACGGCTTGAGTGACATTACCGACACTCATAAAATTTCGTACTGTTATATTCTTAATCTTTAACAAACTTATTCCTCTCCCTGGCAAAATGACCCATCTGTATAGGGTCTACCGATAATTCATTTATATTAACATATTCTGGTTGAGAAAGCAACCACAAAATTAGTTGTGCGGCGTACTCTACATCCATTAACTCTCTATCTGGATGCTTTTTCATAACACTAGGAGTAGTCAAACTACCGAATGATATCAATGTGCTTTTAACATTTGAACCACCCATAGTCATATACGTCAAGTCTCTGTTATATGCCTTTAATGCTTTCTTTTCTGTAGGATAACGCCATGTTCTGCCTTTTACACCTGTATCTGCGGTTGAACCAATATTAATAATATGTGCAATTTTGTTATTATCATTACACTTATTATATACTTCTTCTGCTATCATAACTTGATGAAACTTCCAAATAGCAGAACAGTTGATGAAAACATTATAATCTCCATCAATAAAATGTTGGGCTAGTCGAACTTGTTCATCATGTCTATCTAAATGAAAATTGGTACTACGACTAGCAGTATCGTAACGCATATCATCCATAGTATCAAAAAGGTCACAAATAGCCTGACAAAGTCCATAGTTACGGTTTCCGGTAATCAGTATTTTTTTCATATTGCTAGAGACTATTATAAATCTCAATTAGTACGTTTCGGTCAAAACTACCATTATCATCTAATGATGCTAACTGTGATACAACAATTTCATCGATTGTTTCAAAATGTAAATCTACACCTGTATCAGTTTCGTGTTCTGTATTTTTTACAGGTACAAGTGTCACATCACGTAGGTCGTATGTTTCTACGAAAGTATCTTTAATAAAGTTTGCTTCTTCATAAGAGATATCGATGTCTAAAGAAATCTTTGCGCTTGTTTTAGGCAATAGATACTTCTCTGGTTCATCTAATAAAGTGGACAATGTAATAGTCTTGTATTTCGGTGCATTAGGCCAAGCAAAGAACTCTGGTTCTTTGTCCCATTCGAGGAACATCCATCCTCGGTCATCGTCCCATGCATCTGAAAAGTTATGAGGGAAGGCGTTCCCCATATAAATCACATTGTCTCTGACTTGACGTTTGTGAAAATGCCCGGTGAATACGTAATCTTGGTTAGCAAACATGTTGCCTTTAAGACCACCGTGGTCTGGCATTTCTACCATTGCGTTTAGTTTGAACGCAGGAAGTTCGAAGTGACCAAACATATATTTTGTTTTAATCTTTGGTACTTTCTTCCATTCTTCGCCAACTAACCAACTTACAATGGCTACGTCACCTTCAACTAGTTTGTCTCTGACTAGAACAACGTTCTCTAGTTCTTCGACAAATTCTACAGAGTTTACATCACGGCTTTCACGGTAAAATAAATCGTGGTTACCTAAGATAACATAAACTTTCTCAAACGCGGCACTTAGTTTTCGTAAACCGTCTAAACTATATTTCATTGTAGAAATATTAAGACTAGCACGATTGTGATGCCAATCACCAAGAAAGATACATGTATCACAGTCTTTCTTCTTTGCTTCATCGATAAACCATTCTACAAACCCATCACAATCTTCATTGTGTTGCTTTGCGTTGTTCCTCATTCCATAATGAATGTCGGTAAAACAGGCCGCTCTTTTAAATAAATTATTAGTCATTATCAGCGTAAATCTCTTTGATTGTTTCAGTAGGTATCACATCATCGGTAATCTTAGCCTTAATGACTTTTTGCCAACGTTCTTGTGATTTCATCTCATGTTCTAATTGTCTAGTCCAACTCGGTGCCTGACCTGCTTTTTCTAGCAAGTCGTCCCTGATACCTTGATTTTTCTTTTCAATGTTTAGAACACGTGTAAATGAATTGTTTACTGCGGCTGTGTAATATGCAAATGGGTTATCTGATTTATCTTCATTAAATTGAAGACCAATCTGTGTCAATTGTAACAATGCTTGTCCACGCATTTCATCAATGTATGTGTAACCACGCCAGTTAGCACGTTGTGAATAACGTTCTACTAGTTTGATGTACATGTTTGCCAATGTCGCTGTAATTTTACCTGTTCTTAAATCAAATTCTTTATCGCTGTTGTGATGCGAATATCCCACTTCTTTAATAACGCCATCTACATAAGTGTAGTGTTTGAATGGTGGGAAATTTAGTTTAACTTTAGTGTCTGCAATAGTTTTTGGGTTCTGCTTTCTTCCAGGCTCATCTGGAATATGTTCGAAAGTCATAACTCTGAATACTATTTGTTCTTCTGAGAAAGAAGTAGGGTCTACTAAAAAATCTACTTGTTTCTTCTTTTTATCTTCATTCGCATCCCAAGCCAGTTTCTGCAATCTGTCTGCACGATTTTGTCTTGCTTGTTCGACGGATTCTGAAATTTCGTCTGTACTATACAAGATAATATCATGTTGATGATGCATCTCTCGGTCAACAAACCATGAATAGTTTGCCTTTGAAATGTGAATTTGTTTTAACATATCTTTATTATTAAGATAGTTTTGTCTTCTTGCCATAGTTTATTTCTCCTGAATTAGTACTATATTACACTATTTAAAACTCAATGTCAAGTCCTTTCTTCTTTATAGTATTTATCTTAAAAAGTTCGTAGTTAATGTGGCGATAAATACTGTTATAATTTACTAGGAGAGATTCATGGCAAATCCATATGAAACTAAACAACCAGTTAGACTCTGGGACCCAAGTGGCAGACTTTCTTTGGCTGGTCTGAAAGATAATATACTAAACTTTCCGTACACTCCTACTGTATCATCGATGCAAGGTGCAAACTATTCAGAATATGCACTTACTCATAATAACTTTCAACAACGTGCATTTGAAAGTGGACAAAACGTTGAAATTAACATTACTGCGCCTATGGTAGTACGAAGTGAAGAACAAGCAGAGTATATAGTAAAGGCAGGATTGTGGGTTAGAAGTGCTATGAAAATGAATTTCGGTCAAGATAGTAGTCCTGGACTCCCACCTCCTGTGTTGCGTTTTTATGCACATGGATTATATACAGCAGTACCATGTATGATAAGAGATTTTGCATGGAACTTAGATTCGGATATTGACTACTTAGAATACAACTCTAAGTCTACAGGAGGAATTGTACGAATACCTGTAATGAACACATTTGTATTATCATTATCAACTACATATGCTCCTAAAGATGTTAGAGAGAATTTTAGTGTTAGAGATTATATGCAAGGCAAATTAAGGAATGACGGTTATGTATGATATTAAATCACCTTGGAGTAAAACTCCAATTATCAACAATCAAGTTTTAGATATACTTAAAAAGCGTTTTATATTTAAAGACCCATATGACGAAGATTATATCATACCACAAAACTTTGATGAACGTCCTGATTTATGCAGTTATGAATTATATGGAACTGCAAAGTATTGGTGGGTGTTTGCACAAAGAAACCCAGACATTATCAAAGACCCAATAAGAGATTTCTCAGTTGGCAAAACAATCAAAATACCTAGCAAAACAAATATCGATGGGATGAAGTAACATGGCGGCGGGTCAACCACTAAATCAAATTTATAATAATCCTATGATGATTAGGAGTTCTGATATACCTTTCGACGGTACGACCGGTACTGCTGGTACATATATTAGATTTAGTTCACCAGAACACGGAGTTGTTGCGGCAAGGCAAACAATAACTGATTTATATAATTCTGGCAAAACTACAATTACAGGTATCGTTGAATCAGTTGATATTCCATCTGGAAGTAGAGATGACGATATTATTTTAGTATCAAAAGCAATGGGCATCGGCCCAAATGATGTTATTATCCCAGAAGACCTTGACAGTTTTACTAATACGTTTATACCTGCGTATGCAAAAGTACGTGGTACAAAAGGAGCAGATAATTATTGGAATGATGCAGTACTTAATACAGGCAAAAAACTAGCCCAGATAGCAAGTATACGAGAAGAAGAAATTGAAGATATTATTGAAGATAACATTGCGGCTCGAAACAACTTAGAAGAAATAAAAACACTGACAACTAGTGAAGGACTTACTGACACGCATCAAGTATTAAGAAAAGCAACATCATTAGATGACATAACTCAGAACTGGAATTTCCTTGAAAATAAATTAGATAGATTTTCTAACTACACATATATATTAGAATTCTTTTGTGTAGACATAATAGAGGAAAGAAAGTTTCACGCTTCTGAAGGATTCAATGTTGAAGAAATATCAAGTGATGCATGGCCTAGTAATGGAATTAATAAAATAACAATAGCAAAGACTGGTGTATCTACTGAATTTAATATTGATGGATTACAAGTACAATCTATTGGTGTAGGTAATGCTACTAATAGCAGAATGGCAGGTACAGCCACATCTTTGCAGTTTGAAATAGTGCAGGTAGGAGAAACAAGTTTAACAGATAATCTACAGAACGCTCTAGTCTTAATGGGATACCAATCAATAGGTACTGCTACATGGTTTATGAAAGTAAACTTTATAGGTTATGATTCTTATGGGAAACAAGAAAAACTTAAAGCAACTAAAGTTTTTCCATTCAAAATAGATAAACTGCGTGATGTCCCAACAACAACAGATGAAAGAGGAACTTCAACAACGTTAACTGGTAGAATATTCTCAGACGAAGCGATATATGACCATGATGTAAGTACGTGTTCTTATCCATTCACATTTAAAGTTGGAGATACATTACAAGAAACCCTAGATACTTTTTTTACCGAATTAAATAACAATTATAAGAAGTCAAGACCTGGGCTAGGGAAGAACTTATGTAATGAGTATACATGGTCTATGTCAGAAGATTTTAAAAATTCTTTTGCAAGTGGAATGATGAAAGGTGGGTCAGAATATACAAATAGAAATA